GATCCCGCGCTCGTCGACGTTTTTCACGCCCGTGATCCGAAATTCGCGGCCCTGAAACATCATTCGACACTCAACCGTGACGTCGGCCCGGTACCGCCCCGTGATTACGTGCGTCGCGGCCGCGATGATGGTTTGCGCCGCGTCGCGCTCTAAATCGCGGACGTTCGCGGGCGTAATCGAGACATCCCACGTCGGCGGCGCCAGGTCGATCCAGACGTCGACGGTCCCGCCGTCCCCGTCGGGTTGTGTCGTCCCCGTCTGAAACGTCACGCGGTGCCGCGTCGCGCCGACGTTCATATCAGGCCAGAGCGGGATCGCGCGCCCGCCGACAGAGATTCGCGATCGCGGCCCATACGCGATCGTCGTTGTCCTGGCTCGCGCCGAATTCGTCCCCGCGATGCTCGTACAAATGCGTCAGGAGCAGCAGGACCGACGCTTCGACCCATCCGGGGACGTTGCCGTCCGCGGGAATCCACGTCGGGTCGTTTCCGGATTTCAGGTAATCGCGAATCGTCGCGCTCGCTTGCGTCACCTTCCGCGTAATGTCGTCGTCGTGCACGTCGTCGAGTACGCGCAAGTGCACTTTCGCGACGTCGAGCGTCACCAGATCCGGCCCCAGGTCCGTCGTCGTCGTCCCCGGATGCCCTGGCGGGTCCGTCGGTTTTTTCACGGCATCGAAGCGCGCGCGCCCGATCATCGGCCGCCCCCGTCGCGGCCGCGTTTGACCGCGAGCGTCCACGCGGGGCCGCCGTCGCCCGGGCGCGTCGCGGTGTCCGCGTTGCAGTGCCACATAGAGCCGTCCCGCGTGACGACGTCCCCGCGCCGGTAGTCTCCGGGTTGCCACACGCCGCGGTACGTCATGCCCGCGATCCCGTCGGCGCCCGCGGGACCGGGCGGCCCGGGCGGGCCCGCGGGACCTGGCGCCGGTTCTCGCGTTTCGAGCGCCGCGACGCGTGCGACGAGCGCCGCGGCCGCGGTCGTGTCGGCGGCCCGATCGGTTTCGATCGCGCGCAGTCGGCCGACGACGGGCGCGAGCGCGCGCGTAATCACGGTTTCGACCGCGTCGACAAGGACGGCCGTTGAATCGTCAGGCATGGTTTTGTTTCCACCAGCCGCAGAATCGGCGCGGGTTGTCGGGCCCGCGCCCTTCCTCTTGCATGTCGGGGACGACGACGTTCATACAGTAGGTAAACGGGTGCGCGTGCGCGGCCGCGCGCGCCGCCGGGGTTGTATGGGACGCGCGGAGTCCCGCCGACGTCGATTCCCAGAGCGCCGCGTGCGCGGCATCGTCGGCCAGGGCGCCGGTAATCAACGCGTCCCAATCCTTCGCGAGCAGCGCGAGCGCGACGGCCGACGCGTCGAGCGTCGCGGCCGCGGCCACGGGCACGGGGGCGGGCGTCGACGAGCTCGCGGGCGGGGCGGGCGTCGGCGCGGGGACCGCGAGGGGATTCGTCCGATCGCGCGCGTCGAGCGCCGACAGCGAGTAATTCTGTTGTTGCATGTACGGGGTTTGCCCGCCCTTCACACTGCCGAGCCCAAACCATTTTTTGCGCGCTTCGTTCGGGGACAACGCGCCCGATCCGATCGCGTCGGCGGCCGCTTTCGTTTTCGTCGCGGTATCAAGCCAGATCAGATCGTCAACGTCGAATTCGGTTCCGTAGGGCGTCCCGTCGAGCCCGAGCCCGTCATCGAGCGTCGTTTCCATCGACGTCAAGAGACTTTGAATACACTGCGCGTGATATTGCTGTAACAGCGGTTCGACGGTATTCACGGCGGGCGCGGGGCCGACCCCGATCATGTATTGCGGAACGTGATAACACGCACAGATCGTTTCCGCGGTCCAACCCAGTTGTTCGATTAGCTTGGCATCGGCCGCGTTGACGGTCATCGCTTCATACTTCAACCCGTCGCCCAGGACCGCGATCCGCCCGACGTTCGCGCCTGAAAAATTCGTTTCCCAATAATCTTTGAGCCGCTTCGCGGTTTCGTCCCCGATCGCCCCTGGCGCCGTGAGCACGCCCCCGGGCTTACTTCCGCCCGAAAAAAAATCGTTACTCGTTTGCTGGATCGTCAACCCCTGTAAGGCCGCGAGTCCGCACGCGTACAAGGGCGTCACGCCGCAGAGCGGATGAAACAAGGGCACCATCAGATCGTGGAAAATTTCCGACGCGGGGACGACGACGGCGCCGCGCGCGTCGATGCCCGACGGGAGCGCGGGTAGTCCCGCCAGGTCGTTACGCCGGAGCTCGTAGTACACGCTGCCATCGGGCGCGACGAGCGGCGCAACCTTCGACGGGTCGAGTACGTAGATCGCGCGGACGACCCCGCGGGCGTCGCGTTCCTTCAACGCGTACGTATTCCCGTGTACCAGTTTCGACGTGATCCATTGTTCGACGAATTTCAACGTCGTTTGATAGCGATTCGGTTTGCGGAGTACGGGCGAGTACGCGGGGTTTGTCGTTTCGTGCCAGATCCCTTCGTCGTCGATCTGGACTAACCGCAGATTGAGTTTCGCGACGTCGGCCGCGATCAACGTGACGCACGAAAAGACCGCGAAGTACGACAGCGCCGTTTCCCCGCTGACGTCTGCGTTGTTTTGCCACGCGCCCGGGTAGGGCTCGCGGATGATCGGGTACCATCCGCCCGTCGAGCGGCCGGCGGGCCGCAGATTCGCGGCCGCCTTCCGGAAACTGAGCTCGTATCCGAAAACGGAAAGCTGCAATCGACCCCCGACGCGCGCGCGCCCTGACGCTCCACTTCGCCAGGGCGCGCGCGGAATTGTGGCTTACCGCGTCCGCGTCGTCCCGCCCGACGGGTCCGGCGCGTCGGGGCCGTCGTCCGCGGTCACGCGCCGCGCGTATCCGATCGTTTCGAGCGTTTCGACGTGTTCGGGTTCCGCGTCGTACTGCGCGCCGACGGGCCGCGTGATCCCCTCGTACGTGTGTTCGACGAGCGATTCCACCGGCACCGTTTTTTTGTCGTTCGTCATGCCCGCCTCTTACCCGACGTACGTCTGTACGGTGTACTGCACGCATCCCGTGCGCGCTTTTTTCCAGTTGATAAACCGCTCCGCGCGCAACCCGACCAGGTTGTTTTGCCAGAGCGATGTAAGGACCGTCGTCGCGACCGCCGGATTGTCGGGCGCTCCGTCCATTTGTACCGACGCCTCTCGGCTGACGTCGATCGTCACGCCCCCATCGTCCGCGTACAGGATGCAAGGCGGGGACAACAGGATCACGTTTGCGCCCACGGTCTGACTCGGATAGACCGTGATCCCCATTGCCGATCCGCCCGTCGGGGACAGCGTCGGAAACAACGGTTGCCCAAGCGCGTTGTTCGCGTTCCCGAGCGCGGCCGCGTTCGATTCGGACATGAGCAGCGCGGCGCCCGCGACGGAAATCCCCGCCGCGGTCATCGCCGCAATGAGCGCCTGTAGATCCGTGCGCGCGTTCGCGGTCGACGTGCCCGAACTCGTGATCGGCGTGACGCCGTTCGTCACCGATCCCGGTGACACGTTCGCGACGGCCGCCTTGGTCGGATCGGTGAATTCCGAATCGAGAAACTGCGCGATCCCCGCGATCATGTCGCGCCGGATTACTTCCTCGGCCGACGGTGAGGAGACTTTCGCGAGCTCCTCAGTAATCACGATGATCCCCGCGCATTTCGTGATCCCGAGCGAAATTGATCCAAATTGCAGTTTCGTGACGGGTTTCGGGGCGCCCTGGCCGACCCATCCGTACGTCCCGCCGCCCGTTTGCGATGGAACGCTCACGTTGAAGGGCACATGGAGAAACCCGGGAATCTTGCCCAAGATCGTCGCGGGTCGGAGCAGTTCCAGAAATTCGGTCGCGAGCGGTTGCAGCGCCGCGAGCGGCCCCGCCCACGTCGCGTCGGTCGTCGTGCCCGCGGCCACGGCCGCCTTCAGCACCATTTCGACTTCCGGCGTGGAGTCCTTCCACTGTTGTGCGAACGCGAGCTCGCGCATGGAATCCCCGTTGCCGAAAGCTTTCGCCTGACAGTACCGAATGAACGCGGTACCCGGCAGCACGGCTGACTTGACTTGAATCGCGGACGATCGCGACGGCGGGCCGCCCTGAATCGGTTTCGCCGCGTTCTTGTTGAGTTCTTCGAGTGAGCGCAAGCGGACCAGGTCCGCGTCAAATTTCTTCACGTCGAGCTCGATCGCGTCGTACTCGGCTTGATCGGGGCCGCCGTCGATTGTCAGGTTTTCGTCGGTCGCTTTCGTCATGAGCGCGTCGAGCCGCGCGACTTTCGCGGCGCGCGAATTCTCCAGCGCGGTTATCCGTTCCTGTGTCGTCATGGGCGTATTCCGGGTTCGGTCCGCGGCGCCGGACGGGTTCGGGCCGGACGCGGCCAGGTACTGAGCGTCGATCGATTTGATCGCGTGAATCGTCGCGTGCACGTTCGCGGGGACCGTGACAAGCGAGAGCTCGCAAATCTCCGTCGCGGTGAATCGGCGGCCGCCCGATTTCAACGGGTGCACCCCGCCCGGGCGCGCGCGGTAGCCGATGGAGACGCCGGTAATCAGGCCCGCGTTGAGCGATTGCCACGCCTCGTCGGTCCGATCGCGGAGCGGCCCGGGTTCGTCGATGATCGGGATCGTCGCGTCGAACGTGATCCCGTCGGCCGTCGCGCGCAAATACGCGCGCCCGATCGGGCGTTCCTTGTCATGGTGCCAGAGCAAGACAACCGGATTCGTGAATTCGGCCCCGAGCGGTTCCAAAATA